TTGATAATCGGGAGAAGAAACCCCTCAGCTTCCCCACCCACCTTGTCGTCTTAGACAGGAAGGCTCTCCCCACCAGCGGTAAGTCCCGGACAGTAGTGGTCCGCACTCAACCTCAGACCCTCAAGACAGGGGACTACCGACTGGTGGGGGGTACCTCTGCTATCGAGCGCAAGGGTTCCTTCGCAGAGATAGCCAACAACTGCCTAACAACTGACGGCCGACGCCGGTTCCTCGAGTGCTGCCGCCGCCTACGTGACGAGTGCCGCACCGCTTGCATCCTCTTCGAGGGGCAGGTGGGGGGCTTCGAAGTTCAGGCAGGACTTCCACACCCAGGGGTAGCAGCCGATTCTTTATTAGATATCATGGGCGAGTACGGCTTACCGCTGATGCTTCTTCCCCTGACAACGATCGGCCAACGCAGAGCCGCAGGTGAATGGTCGCTTCGGTGGCTTCTATCCCAGGAACAACATGTCACACGTAACACAGGTAACCGAAGTCAAGAACTTCCACGAGCCGGATCCATTTGCAGTTGCGGGATCGACAGCACCGACAGTCATCGTGACTGCAGCGAAGCCAGTAAAAACAGCGAACAGCATGGTGTTCGGGTCGAGCCTGAACTACCTCAAGCTTAAGATGTATGTCAGCACGAACAACGCGCCGACCTTCTATGTCTTTGGCTGGAACTTCTCGGCGCAACTCAATGCCTTTGTTCCCCAGTTGCTTACAAGTTTTACAACCACACTCTCTGCCGCCACCCAGAATCTTGCATCTGTCGGCATAGCAGACGGGGTATATGAAGTTACATCCGCCTCTCTTGCAACCGGCGATGTCAAAGTCTTCTCCGGAATTACAAGCACCACACCAGGTGGCTTTGTTCTTATTGACACACTGGGTTCTGAGTTCATTGACGTCCGCGCCACGACTGCTGCTGGTACCCCCACCATCTATGTCTTGCAAGCCGGACTATGAGAGACCGACTCTACTACAGCCGGTCACTTCCCACCGTGCGCGGTGGTCGCACACGCACGCTTGCCCTGCGGGACGCAACACCCACTGCAGTTAACTGGAATGATATGGTTTTTACTGAGGGAGGAACTTACTTTGGAAATCCAGCACAGATGGTGGGGTTCACCAACCAACTGACCATTCGTCCGCAAAGAAATAGCCTTCCAGCAATAGTTATTACTTGTAATGTTTCCGCGGATTCAATAGGATCAAAAATAGTTAGCAGCACAAACATTCCAGTAGGCGGCACGCAACTTGTGTCTGTCTCACCAGGTCAGTATGTGTTCTTTTACGCCTCATGTGATCGTGCTGCTGGACCACTTACTGTAAGTGTTTCAAACTACATTACAAATGCAGTCATAGATACATTTACAATAACAGTATTTATTGAAGAATAAAACATGAACAACCCAATCATCACAGCATCCGGGGCGATTCCAGCATACGCATGTGTCAAGGTATCAACCAGCGGAAGTGAGCGTGTTGAAGTTGCCACGTCAGCAGCCGACGTTGTCTTTGCCGTAACACTTGCAGCGAACACTGCAAGCGGTGCTGCTGTTAACTTCCAAACCACGGACTCGCAGCTCGACATCTTCACCCTCAAGGCAGCAGGCACCATTGGCATTGGACAGTACGTTGTGCCAACCACTAACGGCACAGTCGCCGCTGCTACCACTGGCCCCTTTGTGGCGCTTGAGGCTGCAACTATTGGCCAGACATTCACCGCCCGTAAGTTCAACGCTGGTGCAACCGCAAACTTCCTTGCGCCTGGCACTGGCACAATTACCCGCACTCTTGATTCCAAGCTCAGTGATGTGATCAGTGTCAAGGACTATGGGGCAACTGGTGACGGAACAACTAACGACACAACTTTTATTCAGGCTGCGCTTGATGCCAATGCTGGTAAGTCTGTGTATTTCCCACTAGGGACATACCGAACTACGTCACGACTTATTGTCGCTGCAAATACAACACTCATAGGTGATGACCGTAAGGCAGTGATTGATGTTCAGCCAGCACACGCACCAATTCCAAACGGATCATCAGGCGCAGCGGCGCTCACTTTCAACAATGGATTTGAACTCGGCGGCAATGGTATAACTTTTGATGGTCTTTGGATTAAGGGAACAAACGAAGCCAAGTACCGAGTAGGCGATCTCACAAAGCGGGATGAATACGCTTCTGGAATTAGAGGGTCAAACAAACACGATGTTGTAATCAAGAACTGTACGTTTCAGGAGTTTGGTAACGGCGTATTCTTTGTTGGCGGCAACAACTACAAGATCATCGACAACTACTTCTTTGGTGGTCGTCAGATGGGCGCAGCAAATCAAATTGCTAATACCCATGACATTTGGATGAATGGTTCTAGTCCAGCAGGTGGACCATCAAAAGGATTGCGTGGAATTATTAGTCGCAACCATTGCTTTGGTAATTCAGACAGCGCAATTGCAGTTGCAATCGAATCGGGAGACGCTGACGTAATCATTAGTGAAAACATCTGCGAGCCGTTTCAAGTTGATGGTGTTAGCGCGGTTGTAAATTTAGCCCCCGCTGACCCAGCAGTTGACGTTCCCCTTAGCGATCCGGTTCTAAATGATCCGACTCTTAATAAGACTAGATATTCGATTGTTGTTAGTTATGTTTCAGGAGGATTAAAAAGTCGCATCGTTGTAAGCAATAACATAATTCGCAACTATTCGTTGATGGGCATTTATGCAAACGCTAGTGTTGAGAGTCCTTTGCTTGAAGGTAGTGAAGTTGTCATCATTGGCAACACCGTCACCAATGGGGGAGGCAATTTACTTTACCCCTCTGCCACAAGTCTCAAGGCCGGTATATGGGTTAACTGCAATGGTGGTAAGACGGTTAGCGGAAATCTAATTGCAGATCATGCTTCTTGCGGAATACAAATCAATGGTGCAGCAGGCGACCCTTCAAATGTGTTTGCAACACCAGTAATTACTGGTAACACAATTCTTCGCACAATCCGAGACCCGCTTGTTACTAACCCAGCCACCACTTCAGGAAGTGGCATAGCAATATTTGGAACAACAGTTTACAACGTTCTTGTAACTTCAAACCGTATCTTCAATTCAGCAGGAAATGCAATTCAAGCAGATGGAACATCAACAGCTGCAGGAAACCTTAGAATTGATTCTAACCTAATAAGTCACAATAATCTTTTAGGTGCAATTCTTATAACCATTACAGCAGGTGGCAAAGATTGCTTTGTGTCAAACAATTCAATTACTGGAACAGACGCTGTTGAACCAAATGCTGGAAGAAACGCAGGCATTTGGTTCAATGGTCGCGTTCATTGCACGGGCAATATCATTACCACGTTTAACCGAGGAATTCAATCAACCATCACAGCGAGAACAACCGATCTCATCTGTGCAAACAACTCAATGAAAAACATGGTGTTTGGAGTTTGCGGTAATGATGTCCTCGGTCCGTGGCTTGTTTCTAATAACACATTCACGAACATAAGTAATAACGCGTGTCATGCTGCCCCATATCAGGGCATGATGGTTCGTGAATCTATGACAAGCACGGGAACAAAAGCAGACATTATTCAAGTGACCGGAACAGCACCCCCGACCACAGGTACGTGGGTAAGAGGCGACTACGTCAAGAACAGCAATCCAAGTCTGACAAACCCCAAAGGTTGGTACTGCACCGCAAACGGAACTCCCGGTACATGGGTATCTGAAGGCGCACTTTAATTTCTAAACTAAATACATGACCCTCGAAACTAACAATCGCGTTTCCCTTTCTGTTGGTAACTGGATTGCACTCGGTGCAGTCCTCATTACCCTACTGGGTCTATTCAGTTCTGCCTACCTCAACCACGACCGACTGCTTCAAGTCATGATTACCAATCAAGAATATCTAAACAAGCGACTCGACAAGATCGAACACAAGCTTGATGCGTCTCCTCTCACTCATCCTGCTCGCTAGTCTGGTGGGGTGCAGTCCCCTCGCCCGTGTGAGTAGCAACACCAACGCCATCCGCGAGGAGGCCCAGGTCCTCATCGACCACGGCCAAGCCACGGGTGACCAGGAGGTAGTTACCCATGCCCAGCGCATCAGCAATCTGGCTGCTGATACTCATGTCCGTCTATCTGGCTTGGAGGACAAAGTCCCCGCCTGGCTCTCCACTCTATGGATGGCGGCACTCGCCATGGTGGTCGTGGGCATTGTCATTGTTCTGTGGCAGACCGGCCTCGGCACCGCCGTCCGAGTTGCCATTGGCTGGCTCCCCCGCTCAAAGGTCCGCGATGCTGACCTCGCAGTTGGTATGCTTGATCCCAACAACCCTGAGAATGCACGTGAATATGTCGCCGCGCGACGTGCCTCAGACCCGGAGTTTGATGCAGCGTGGCGACGAATACAAAAGAAAGGCACTTCATGATTCTTGCAGACTTCTCTGATTTCCTCGGTAATTTGTGGTTCGCTGGCCTTGTTGGCGTGATTGGTGTCGGCGCAGGCTGGTTCCTCCGCGGCAAGTATGGCTCTAAGTTTTAAGTGAAGTAACTACTTCACCCTCCACCTATACGGTGTGCCGCACACGCGGGGTTGCGCTTCGCGCCCCGCGTGTGCTGTCTTCACCCATTTCCAGAAAGAACGCTATGCCCCCCGAAACCGAACGTCCGATCTACCCCACCAACTCAGGCAAGGAATCAATGGAGTGGCTTGCCTTCCATGGTCTTGCGCCCCGCAGTGTGGGCATCCGCTCCTCTGACTACCGCATGATGCGCTCCTGCCCATTCACTTGGTACCTGTCCCGCCGGCTGGGGCTAACCAAAGCCGACCGCTACAGCGCAGCCCTATCCCGCGGCTCGTGGGCACACCTTGCCTTCGCCTCCCTCTGTCTACGCAAGGACACAGAGAAGGCGCTCCAGATGTACGACAACGCCATTGACGCACGCATCCAAGAGATCATCAAGCACGGTAAGTCTGTTGGCCGTAACTCCGACCTGATCCGTGAGATCTGTGAGCGCGAGGAGAAAGACGCACGCACTGCATGGGCTTGGTTCTGTGCAGCTACGGAGATTGTCTACGAAGACAGCGGCATGAACCTCAACAAGTGGATGGCGGGAATAAACATCATCGCGCAAGAACCCACCATCCGACATGGTGATCGGGTCATCCAACCAGATGCACTCATCACGTTCCCAATGAACCCCAAGATCTTGTGGATCGTTGACTTCAAGACCACAAGCGTTAGCCCCTTCGACCGTTTGCAAGCGTGCCCTATTGAGTTCCAGACTCAGCACTACTTCCATACCATGATGAATCTCAACCTCTCTGACTACAACTGTGAGTCGCTGGGTGGGGTCATTCATCTTGCCGTGCAGAAACCCACCATCGAGTTTGGAATGAAGGATCGTCCCTTCACTCTCGACACTTCGCCGCTCAAGAGTGGTCCTCGTAAGGGTGAGCCGCGCAATGAGAAGATATTTGTTGGTGACCCAGACCCCGCTATTTACCAGCAGCGATGCTACGAGTGGTATGCGGGTACCGGTGAGTATCTACATCTAGAGCCCGAGCGCCTCACCAATCCATGCGTAAACTTTTCTTATACAAGTGCACAGCATCTTCTTGAAGAGGACATGGTAAAGATGTACAATCGACGTCTTGCATTCTGTCGCAAGTACGCAGAGCTTGAACCGTACCCAGAAAACTTTGAGATGGGGGATCCAATCCAAGGAACAGGATCACCTTCTCAATACCTTCCATTCATGTTGACTTCACCTGGAGTGTGGCCCGACATCGTTCATCGCGAAGGGTTTGTGCAACGTGACCGCGACGACGCAATCATTGAAGGAGACACAGCATGACCGACGAGAAACGCAAGCACCCATTCACATGCTTCTACACCGAGATCCTTGAGAAGATCATTGCTCCCAAGATTATGGATGTAGTCAGTGCGGAACCAGCAACCAGCCGGAGCGATCTACTCCGCAAGTTCAATCAAAGATACAACTCACAAGTCTCAACCACTACGTTTACCGATTGGTGCGACCAACTAGACGTAAGGTTTGAAACTGTTGTTAAGGTGAGTATCCCAGGCTATCGCGCTACACCGGCAACGCGTCAGCCCACCATCCCTGAGCAGGAGATAGAAGACGACTCGCCGGTTGTCTTCGACGAACCAAGACCAGACATCACTTCAAACTCGTTCCAAATGGGAGAACGAATGGTTCTTCCAGGCGGTGCAAAAGCACCCTCTTACTATCAAGATTAAGGCACCATCATGACGCATGCCCTCGCTACAGGAAAAACGATTGCCTCTAAATACCCTTCACTCGGCTCTTCGGTGGTCACTGGTCGCGTCCCTATTGGGCGCATGTTCGGTTTGGTTGTTGGCGAAGCAGGTAGTGGTAAGTCGTTCCTCTTCCAATCAAACCCCAACGCCTTCATCATCAATCTCGACGAGACACCGGCGGTATGCCCGACCAGTGAGTCGACGATGTGGCCGGTACCGGGTCCGGATGGTCGTACCATTGGTGTGGATGGGAGTCCGATTGTAATGTCGTGGAAGCTAGTCGAAGAGAAGCAGAAGCAACTCATCGAACTAGCAGTCAAGAACTTGCCACGACCAGAGACAATTGTGATCGACACTCTTGGTGCAGCACTTCGTATGTTGCGACCACATATCGCCAGCCTGTACGGACGCGAGAAGTTTACTGACGTTGACGGTCGACTTGGCTGGGAGCGTTTGTTTGACACGCTGATTGAGTTTGCAGTTGCGCTACGCCGGCATGGCTATGGCGTGTACTTCATTGCTCACTTGTCACGAAAGCACATCCCACTCAATGAGAACCAGCACGTAGAGGAATACAAGATCATCATCAGTGATGGCTTGTACGCCCGACTGTTCCCGATGTTTGACATTGTGATCCCTATCACCACCAACTGGGATACCGTTGAGGAGTCCCGTGTTGTTGAGAACAAGGTAGGCGAACACATTATTAAGCAGAACAAAGTAACTAGCCGCCGTGTTCGGCAACACTTTGCCACATTCAGCAACCCGAAGTTCGAGGGTATTGCCAAGGTCCGCACGATGCAGCCAATGGAGACATTGAAGTTGCCATCAGAGAACGCTTGGCAAGAACTACAGGTTGCGTACAACGAGGCAAACGCGCCCCGCTAACGCGGGGGGCGCGTCCGCCTCTCCCACTATCGTTTGTTTGGTTTCATTTTCATTCCTATTTAGGAGCTTACTATGCCAGTTGACTCGAAAGTCAGAACGATGTTTTCCGCCCTCAACGACACCTTCAAGAGCGCACAGGCCGACTCCGGTCTCGGCGCACTCGGATGGTGGCCAGAAGAAGGCAACCACGATTGCTTGGTTACCGACGTGAACATGCAGGAGTCCCCATTCAAGCAGTCTGATGGCAGCACCTACCCCGGTGTTGAGATCCAGTTCTCCTACCAGCTCATCACTGACCCAGGTCAGCAGGAGCCACGCCGGTGGGTCGGCTCACCCTTCCGCATCCCTACGGACACCAATGTCCTGACGGACCCGAAGGCTAAGATCCGCGCTGAGATCGAACTGCGCCGCCTCAAGGGACACCTGACCGTGTGCCTACGCCGTGAGCCACAGGACATGGGTGCAGCTTTGGGAGAAATTTCCCATCGTCTAGAATCCACGGATTCTGTTGTAGCGGTTGTGGTCAAGTGCCAGTATGATCAAGCAGGCGGTAAGACCTACCGCAAGGAGTTCCTGCAGAAGGCTCTCTCGACCTGATTCCTATGCCCCACCAGCCGGTGAGGGGGTTACCCACAAGGTGCCCCCTCACCTCATAGGTGCCACAAGCCCCCGGAAGGGATCGTGTGTTGATGAGAATCCACACGGTCCTTTTTATTACTACACATAGGATATTGGCATGCCATACGAATCGACCATCGTCTTGAATGTACCCGCGGACGGTACGTATTTCGATATCAAACAGCACATCAAAGAAACAACAATACAACACGGTATTGAGCCAGAAAAGTGGTCAATTACTGTAACTAGTGAACCCAATTGCTCATGGGGTTACGTCTCATATGTGCATCCGTTTTATGGCGCAATAGACATGGTCAATGCAAGTTGGTCGTTACGTTTCCCCAACTGCTCAATTGAGCGGATTCACCGGGTCACTCAGAAGAAGTTCTTTGAGGACATTGCCAACAATACGCGGAGTGGACTGATTGGAATTGGTATTGTCCACAACCTTGTCGAGCTAAGCAACAAAGGTGTATCAACTGCCGGCATGTTGGCTTGGATTAAAGACGTACGTTTTGATTGCAAGCTAATCAAGGAATGCCTCGAAGGAGTGCGAGGCTTGCCATATGAGCCTGGAAAAGACCACAACAATTACCCTTGAATCGGGCTGGGCACCCGGCAGGGGCGGTCGCTTGGAGACAAAGCGCCTGTACCTGAACGCAACCATCCCACGCCACTGGATGCCATCTAGGCACCGTAAACGGGGAATGAGCGAAGTCCTTGTAGTCCACTATCCAGAACACCCCCGCCACTGGTGGGCTGTTGTCCGCTACACCCTAGCAGCCAGCCACCCACCAGCGGGGGATCTGGTTGGACCGATGGAAGGAACCCCCTACCGAGTACGCAAGGCGGCCAACGTCTACACCCGGACGTGGGCAACCAGCACAGACATCCACATGTCCACCACACTCAACCGCAACACGGTATCCCAGATAGCCGAACTCACGACCCTCAACCCCCTGTGGGTGGGCTCCCGCTTTGTAGACCGCTGGGTCCACGGAGCCACCCGTTGGCACCCCGTACCAGCAGTCGTCGAGTTGTGGATGCCACTCGGTTAACGCTTCGGCAGATTGCTCCACACATACTGCGCGTTCTGTTCAATTGGGAAAGTAGTAGTTCCCGTTGCATTTGGAACACTAGCACCCATGATGTCTTGATACTGTTGCTTCAAATCCTTATCAATCGAATCAATAGTTCTACTCGACACACTCTCCTCACGAACGCGTACGGCCTGTTTCATCTGCTGTTGCGTCACCGTGAGTGGCATTCCAAACTGCCTCTCGTAGTTAGCCTTAATCTTTCCAGCCTTCATCATGTCATTGCCAAGTACAGATGCAATCCACTGCCGACGAATGTCACGCATTTGATCACGGTTTGACAACAGGAACTTAGTGACCTCAGTCTGGTTATTAAACCGGCCCATATCAGTGCCAAGAGATCGCAAGACAATGTCTGCGCCCGAATACATACCAAGCATTCGTCCCTCTGCGTCATACATAGGGATATTTCCCTCTGCATCCGGAGCACTCCAATCAGCAAACTTCTTCTGCAATCCAAGCGCCTGTAACGCTTCACTCTTTGGAGCACCACCAAGCGCACGACTCAACGCAACCCCACCAGGAATAAGGAGGGGAACGATGTCGCTCATTACTTCCTTGTCACCACCAGACATCACCGCCCGGACTCCCGAGTACATGGCTTCTGCAAATGGTGGGGTCGGAAGTACAAACTTCTTGTCCTTCTCTACATCAATCTCTGGTGCCCAGCCAACAGCAAGTCCACGCGACACATCAGCATCAAACATGTTCTTGAATACCTCGTATCCAATTGCAGACACACCAAGCATTCGAGCTGCATCAACACCCATGACACCGTACTTGTTCTTAATTTCCATACCAAGTACGTTGCGCTCACCACCAATCATCCCCGGCATAGCAATGATGTTGACTGCTGATCGAACTGGGAATTGAAGGAACTGCCTGATAGCAGGATTCCGCAAGTAGTCGTTGTAGAACATCAACGGCCTATTAAGCGGACTACTACCAAACTGCATCATCTCAACTGCTTGACGTGCATCCTGCTGCGCGCGGTATGGATCCAGCCTATTACTACGACCGCCGGCAAGCCAACCTTCTTCAGCAGCGTTCAACACGGCGTTTGCAGTTGCAACACGGTTAACCATTTCAGTTGCTTGAAACGGCTTCATCACTAACTCAAAGATGCCACCGCTTGGCTGCGTCAACTGCGATCCGTATCCAGCCTTTTCAACTGAGTTCCATGCAGAACCAATATCAGCAACCTCACGAAGGTTGGTATTTACACCACCCGTAAGCGTTCGCTTAAAGGAACGATCCATTGCCGCTTCAATCTCTGCTGGAGACGCATTGCGTCCAAGCTTTGATCGTTCTCCCGCATAGTTGTACATCATCTCTATGGTCTGGCCATAGGCTCGTACTGTGTTCTTAAATCCCAGCTGATGCAAGTTGTGCAAGGGCTGTAACAGATTAGTAAGAGCAGTGTTGAGGTTCAAACCAATCGTTGAACCGTAGAAAAGCTTTGCAACACCGCTACCAAGTTCTGCACTACCTGTTGGTGATGATGCTCCATACCGACGCATACCACGAACAAACCGTTCTGAAACCCCACCAAGCTTCTCAACTGATTTGAACAAATCTGTGTTGGCTAGTTTCAAAGTCTGCGCACGGGTCCACTCCGACATGGCTACCGCTGCACCACTCTCCATAGAACGGTATCCCAGTAACGATGGAATCACATGTTTCTCCATGATGTTTGGCAAGTACGCATCCGCTCCGAGTTGTTCTCGAAGAGCAGACATTTCCGTACTAATCAAATCATGCAAGGACAACCCACCAGCTGGGAGACGAGATTGTGGCGCGTACTGTGGACGCGAAGACGCACGCATTCCCTTAACCATCCCGCCGGTGGGACCAGGGAAACGCACGTTGGTATTTGGACCACGGAAGTCTTGAAGAGCAGCAAGGACATTCTTGTCCGCCATTGGATTCTGCGAGAACATCACAACGTCTCGAGCAGCAGATCCAATGTACTTCTGAAGCGCAATGTCGGGAGCCATCTTAAACACCTTGTAGTGTCCGTTGACATCCGCGCGCTTTTGGCTCAGTGTTCTTTCGCGAGCGGACTTGAGCATGTCCTTTAGTTCTGGAGTAGAACCAAACTCGTCAATCAAGAACTGCACGTCATCAGGATCCATCGGCGACGAATCACGCACGCGAAACTTAGTGCGGCCAGACGGCGTTACTTCTCTACCAAAACCCGTTTGAAACCCACCACCCTGTGGCGCATAGACGGAATCAGCAACCTCTACCTTGGTCCCACCAACATTCTTGTAGGTAACAGATGTGTTGCGCGGCAAGTAATGCGGGTCATTTACAAGGGTCTTGTAGGTGTTGACAATCAGTCTTTCCATCTGGTCCGCGGTTGCCCCGCGACCTGGAAACTTCTTGCCGTACTCAATGATTGCACCAGAAACCTCTGGCGACAACATGGAATTGATGGTCGTTGCTTCATCAAAATTCAAACGACCGTCTTTGCCAATGACACCCTGGTTCCGCAGATCATTGACTGCACCACGGGCAATACGGAGGATCTTGTTGTCATCAATCTCAAACCGACCAGTCTTCTTAAACAACCTGTCGTTGCCATACAGCTTGGCTCGAACAGAGTTACGCATCTTGTTTGCGCCACGGATGAGATCCTTTAGTCCAAACTCATCAATATTGGCCTGCAACTTCCCAAGGTCACCAATCAATTTCCCTCTACTGATTGTCTGATACTCAACGGTGGGGCCAGAATGCAACACACCATCACCCCGATTTCCGTCCTTTGAGTACACACTAAACGAGCGGTACTCGCCGGCGTGGCGCTGCGCTTCCGTTGATGTTGAGTAACTTGTTGCACTTATAGCATCATCAATCTGGACATCACCGGCAGCATCCTTAGAGATCTTTAGGAAGTTTGCCTCGCCCTTAATGAGCGCTTTGTTGAGTTGCTTAAATGCCTTCTTGCCAACATTCAACCACTCGCTTTGGTTCTTACCAGCAGCGTCTTTCCAACTAGTCAACACCTCATACGAGTTAGGCTTGAGTCCCGTCACATACTTAAACTCAGCAGCTTTGTCGTAGCCAGAGAGTTTTGCATGGAGAGTCCCACGAATGCGCTTGAGGTCATGCTCAACATTTGCATTTGGCGCCATCTCTGGATCAAGACTAGTAACCTTGACACGATGCTTTGTGCTCAAAAGTTCAAGCACACTAGTAACACCAGGTGTTACATCCTTTGAGAAATTACGTTGAAGCCGCTGAAGCGAGTCAGGAATAGCCTCAAGCAACTTGTGCATTCGAGTTCCCTGCAACTCTTGCGATGCACTCAACCCGCCAAAGAAGCGGAGCGCAGGCCATTGGGACTTTGCCCATTGACCAAAGCCAGCCTTCTCAACACCACCCATGAACATGCGTCCGCTCTTGGCAAAGTTCTTGGTCGCCATAGCCCCACCAGCAACAAAGGCTAACCAAGTAAGCGGGTTGGCGAGGACATCGACAATAGTATCTGTGACCGCATTGTCACCCATACTCTTCTTCAATTGCGTCGTATATGTCTCGCGCTCACGTGGCGACAGCGCCGAAGGATCTGTTAAAGTCCTTCGGACGCTATCGCTTGAGGCAATGCCATTCCCTAACTGCGTGAGAATGACAGCAGGCTTGTCGTAGATCCGAATTGGATCAAACATTCGTTACCTTAAATCAAAGGTATCGGAACGTGATAATAACTCCGCAGACACCACCTGCATTGGTTGCACTACTTGAGTGGTTAAAACCAACGTATGCACCAGCTGGAATAGTTGGTGGCAAGTTGTCTGTAGTAGCAACATCAATTGGACATGAAACGGTTGAGCTTGCTACTGCGGCTGCCGAAGCTGATCCAAGAGTTGTATTGAGTACGCTAACTGGAAGGACAGTGCCATCCACTGCGCGAACGTCGTATCCAGCAGTAAAGGTTACGGTGCCAACAGCAGTGCTGCCAGTAACAACCTTTAGTGCAAGAATCTTGCATGGAGCGTTAGCTTGAAATACGCGGTACGCACCAGCAGTGGCTGCTGGAATTACAGTACCAACAGCCAGCATGTTGAGTGGGATGTATTCGGTAATGTCAGTACCACGAAAATCTGTGCTTGCAATGGTTGGCATGTGAGTGTCCTTTTAGAAGGGTAGAAGAAGATTACTTTGGTCGACTGCGAAAACGAATATTAAACGTACCGCGGAATGTTGCAAGAGTGCCGTCGCCGGCAGTTGCATCAATGCAGATCCACGAACCCGCATCAACAAAATTGACAGTGTTGACAATCGTGCCAGAAGTCACAGCAGCAGCAGCGGAAACATTGACCGTGCTGATGGTGCCTGCCGTAGCAGCAGTTGCAATGTTGGCCGTAGTCGGAATTGTTCCCGAAGCAACCTTGACCAGAGCAACAGTGGTAGTCGTTCCGCCTGCACCAATCTGGGAGCACACGTAGAACGCATCCACAATCAGGTTGCGGTCGCAGTAGATCCACGGAAAGTCCGCAAGCGATGAATCGTGAACAACGTGTGAAAGAGTTAGAAAGTCGTCTGGGTAGTGCTGTACTGGAAGAACGTTTTCGCCTGGCATGTGTATCTCCTGTTGAGGTTAGTCGTGGTGTTAATTGTACTGAGCGTTGGACATTCCAGCACCCAGTTCTTGTAAAAGATCGTTTCTTACAGACCCACCAATGACAACTGCTCCAGACGGAAGTGTCCGGCCAGCAGCAACTCTCATGTAAAGGTCAGGAGCCTCCGACTGAAGGCGCATTAAATTGTCATCAATGCTCTTTTGAATGTGGAGTTTGTTCTCCCTGTTCTGCATCATCTGAAGAGCGTCACGATGAGCCTGTTGTTCAAGATCAGCCCTTGAACGAGCCTCTTCTTCGGCATAGTCATTTCGATACTTCTTTATTGCGCCCAGCCCAATACCAGCAGCAGCCCCACCAAGCAGCGCCCCAAGCATCCCCAATGGACCGCCAGCCTTACTTTGCATAAAGCGTTTGCCAACAAGACCAGCCGTAAACGCTGGACCTTCAGCTGCCGCATATGACATTGACATCTTCCCTGGTGGGCGACGCAACGGAATCATGCGACCGTCAGGCAACTTAATCCGAGTCATAGACCCTGACCCAGTGATGTCTGGGTTCAACGGGTTTACTGGTGTTTCAGCATGTAAATTCTGTGGATCTAAAGAAGTAGATTTGGCAGGTACAGGCTCCTGCGGAAGCGGCTTGAACTTCAAACCCCGCAGTTCTTCAACGCGTTCCTTGGGCTTACTTCCCTTTTTCTTTTTAACCCTTTCCTTCTTAGTTTCAGGATTAGGATTCTTTGGAAACATTTTGCGTCGAGCAGCCAGTTTTCTTTTGGCTGATTGAACGTTTCTATCGTCCGGCGTATTAGTGGTTTGTTGGTCTTCCAAATTAACCCCTATCGCTGTTGATAATGGACATAATCTCAGCCGGTGAAAGGGTGCGCTCTGATTGCAACTGTGCAAGTCGAGCGGTATCCCCACCAATCAGGCCGGCAAGTTGGGAAGAATTACCAAAGTTGGAACCGCGGTACATCTTCTCGTCCAAGTTGTTTCCTGCGTAGCCAAGGTTGCGAGCGCTGCTTAATTCTGATTGCTCAGCAAGCAAGTCACCCATACGCGGCTCGTCTTCCATAAGACCAGCCATGCCGCTCATGTCGCCACCCATGTCGCCCATTTCGCCGCCGCCTTCAAGTTCATCTTGAATCTTCTTTTGGGTCAACATGCTACTGCGTATTTGATCTTCTTCACTACCTCTAGTTAAACGATCCACAATCATTGGGATCAAAGTAAACGCAAGAGCAAGCGGGATGTTGCCAGCCATCGTCTTCATAAACCCACCACCGGCAGAAGCAGCAGCACCACCACCAGCAGCAGCGCCCATCCCAAGCGAAGACATAGCCCGCTTAAGCATTCCAGGACCCTTTACTGGAGGAGCTTTTGGCTTTGGGGCAGGTCGTCGGCCACTACTACGACGAGTACGGGCTTTCTTTGGAAGCGGATTATCTCCAGCAGTAGTTGCGGTCTTGGTCTTCCTTGGCTTCTTCTTTGTGCCATCAAGAGTGTCAAAGTTCAAAGCACTCTCTTTAGTTTCGGAAACGGGATCTGGTTCTACACGTATTACATCTTCAAGACTTGTCATTTGTAAAACTCCACTGTGTTAGATGGATCAATCAAAGTTGACATTGCAGCTGGAACAAACACACCAACAGTGCAATCCCACTTGTCGTCCTGTTTGATAATCATAAATGCTGAATTAACTTGCGACCAAATTGGATCATCCCGAAGACGCCACAACCAACCTCGTATTGCCTTATGTGTTGGCTTACTGGTTGACCACCTTCGGCTGGTGGTTCCACAATCGTAGAACATCAAGTTCTTGTCAATAGCAAACTCAATGCCGTCTTCAGCGTTCTTGTTGACAATGGCAATTCCATTCTCATTTACAGAGTCAAACGCTAATCGGACTGCTTCTTTCCAAAGGTTCATGGTGCGCGCTTGGTCATCATTGCTTCAGTATCACGAATTAAATCGCCGTATGAACGAGAACTTGGATTGTCGTATAGGCCTTGTAGCCGTTGCTTCTCAGCTTCAATCTCTGAAATCTTGCCAGTGTGGCCAGCAAGAAGCTTTTCTATTTCCCTTGGAGACATTCTTGCGCCGTTAAACTCTTGGTCACCAAGATTTTCAGAACGCATAATTTCGTCAATAAGTTCTTCATCATTAGACATTCCTCCGTAAACACCACTGCGTTTACCAGTTTTGTCCATCCGAGCAATTTCTTTAAGCAAGTCTTCTTTGTCAATTGATTGGTTATTACCAACAGCAAGATCTAACTTCCTAACCATTCGTGCCATTGCATCTACATCATTGTCTGGCATTGCAAATGCAATCATTCTGCTTTTAGTAGCAAGACCACGGAAGTACTGAAGCGTGCCAGACATGGCCTTCGTTTGAATAGTTTCTTTTCCACCATTAGCATTAAGTGCGTCTCGGCGTTGAGCTTCTAATTGAAGAATGCTGTTAGTGTTTTTACTACTATCAGTTCCTTCAATTTGATTTGCAATATTTAAGAGTGTGTACTTAATTACTTCACTTGGCACACCAAATTGAGACAGTGCCTGAGCAATATCTAACTTAGACTTTCCAATTTCATTTCCTTCAGCATCTCGTTGAGGAGTTAACTGCTGTTGAATAAAGTCATCAAGATCAGCTGGAGCAATCTTTCCACCCGTTGCATTTGAAATTGCTACAGCAACATTCTTTGCAAGAGTTGCATTTACCTCATGTGTAATTGCATCTGCATTAAGTTCAATGTCTTCTTCAGGGCTAGTAATACCTGCACCAAGCGCATTAACAAAATCGCGAGTGTTTGGATTACTGCCAAACAACGTGTCTTTTAATCCTGTAAAACCAGGCGAATTAACAAGCGCTTCTGATGGTTTAAGGAATTGATACCCATGCGTTATGCCGGCGTCATCAATGTAACCAGTTTCGTCTGAATCTTTCTGTGTAAGACTTTTAAGACTAACCGCACTCTCTTTGCCACGACGAATAAATTGCTCATGGATATTACGCAATGCATCATCGGAAGCGCGACCAGCAGCATCGCGAGATGTTTTGTTCATATCTTGAAGTTGCTGTTGAGTTTGTTTTGCATGCTCAAGAATGGTCTTGATTTCAGACAAACGTTTTCCACTCAACAACTTTGCTGTTCCAATGTCGCCTGAGAGATCAGAAGCTTTCTTGCGTTGAGCTTCAATAAGCGGAGCAAGTCTCTCACGCTCAGCACCAATTGACTGTGCAAACTTCAACTCAAGGATCTTGTTCTGCGCGTTTACACGGAAGAGATCATCCTGAAGTTTTCGAGTGTTTTCATCACTTCTATCTCTAGATGCGATGTTTGCTTTATCGCTCTCTTTGCGCGCATCAATTTCACTCTTAGAAACCGATTCACGGGAAGCAATTTCTTGCTTTCCAAGTTCTGTTTGCTGAGTTACTTGAGCTGCATTTGCTTCCCGATTGGCAGCAGAATCAAGAAGATCGTTGGCATTCTTCTGCTTATTGCTAAGCAAGCCAGCGTAGCCAAGTCCAACATTTGCAGCATTTGGATCGCCCATTTGAAACTGCTGCATAGCAGGGGCGCTACCTTGTGAAACGGCTGATACAGGTTGAATTGCCATGTGTTTCCTTTATGCGTATCCGCCGAACCGAGAACCGCGCTGACCTTGACCAAGAAGGCCTTGCATACGACCACCAAACCGCTGACTTGTTTCACTTCCAGGCCGCATGTTCTGCGCATTCATCATTGCAAGAATAGTGTCTGCAAGTTGCGGAGCGCCATACGGATTCTCTTGAATGATTGCAAGGCGAGTGCGGTCGTTGTTTGTCTGCGCTTGCATTGCCGCAGCCAACGCGCTGTTACTCAAACTGCCGTTGAACTGTGACTGCTGCTGCATCATTTGGTAACCAGCCATAAGCGCACGCTGGTTGTCCTGACTTGCTTGCATGCCCAACCCACCGGCAATGGATGCGCCCTGCTGTGCCAACCCACCAAGCGTAGATCCCATACTCATTTGGGAATTACCAAGGTTTGTCCTTGCAGCAAGCAACGAGTTGGCTGCTTCTGAATCAGCCTGAGAAGCAAACGATGCAGTCTGCTGACGCATCGTGTTGTTCAGGTTGTCCATTGCGGCTTGCTTGTCATCAGGACTCATGTTTGGGTCCGATTGAATTTGCTGCTTGGCAGATGCAAACTGGCTTTGAATGCCCGAAACCCCACCAGCAACTGTGTCTTTCCGGAAGAAGTCTTGGTTGTCAATTGCACTTTGTTGGGTATCAATACCCTTCTGCATGTCAGCTCGCGCGTTGGTGTTGGAGGCATTGATTGATTGGCGTGCACGGTCATACACGGCATTTGATTGCTTGCCTTGTTCACGCAATTCGTTCAAGCCGTCTTGTGCAATTTGATTGCCCTGTTGAGCATTCTGATTTGCCATGCCAACCCCACCATAGGCCATGGAGGTGCCCTGCTGGACGCTGTTGCTCAAGTTAGCAAGGTCGCCTCGCTGGCTACCCATGGCTCTGTCCATGTTCTCGTAGTCGCGTGCGTAGCCTTCACTCAAGAAATCGCCAGCAGCAATACCACTTCCACCACGTTGTGGTCTGCCGTTCATCATGTCCATAAACTGTTGACGTGCATATGAGTCACTTGCGCTTGGCGCTCCATACATAGCGCCGGGTCCGTACTGGCTACCACTTGCACTTACACCACGACCCACTCCCATAAGACGGCTTAGATCATTACCTCCCACAGAGTTGTCACTATTGCGGTTCATCATTGGGATGTTTCCACCCCGTGAACGACCAAACATGCTGCTCATACTGCTTCCACCGCCATGCGTTTGCATTGGTGGGTTCATTCCAGGAGGCATCTGCCCGTGTGGATTAACGTATCCCTGTCGAATCGAACCATCTGGATTACGCATCCGAGGGCGACCAACACCACCAAACTGACCAGGGCCAGTTCCGCGACCAGGAGTTCCAGAGCCAGAGCGGTTGCTTGAATCGAAGTTTCCAAATGGGCTAGGCATAGTTATTTGTGTTCCTTTCGGTGTCAAGGATACGTCCCTTTATACTCAGGGCAAGTAGCCTAAATGTCTGACCTACGACAAATGCTGCAAATTCAACACTCCACTGTGGTCCAAGCACCATAGAAGATGCGGTACCAGTGACCTTGGTTTGATTCCAAGCCGCATGGATAGGTGAAGTTCCATTGACAATTGTCTTCTTGGTGTCATCCGTTGACGGGTTGTACGAATACCCCTTGAGGTACACGGTGTCTTCCTCACCTCGGTAGAGGTTGGCAAACCACCGGGAGAACTGGTTGTACCCAATAGTCGAGTCAACAGCTCCCGAGTACTCGTACCCGCTTATAAGCGCACCTACTGAAGACACCTGCTTTGAGTTCATAAACATGCCAGCTTCTTGGCCACCCGGAAGGATGGCTGTCTGCACCTTTACTACAACCGGATTGATAGCAACCAATAAAGTTGGTGAATCTCCATAGAACGGAGTATTAAGAACTGGGTCTATTTCATCTTGAACCAATACAGCCTGCACGCGTGCAAAACCACCAAGAGCTGTTAACAAGCTAGTGATCTTAAACGTGTACTGATAGAAATCAGTATTAGTAACAGAAGATGCTCGCGATGTAGCACTTCCAACAATCTTGATACTTGCGCCAATAATGGTGTAATCGGGAGTCCAGCCATATGTACGAGATGCCCAAGTAAATATGTAACTTCCACCACTTTCAGTAATTGTTGCCAACACGCAACGATCAGAAGCGCCGTCAATCAGTCCGTAATGCACACCCTCAAACGTATTAAGTGGGTTCGGAACTCGCACGCGATCAAGTGGATCTTCTGCCGGCATCATCAACCGTGCTCGATATCCAGAATTAGAAGCGTTATTTACAATTCCTGTTTCTGACAACAAGAACAACGCAGTGTCTTCTAGTGCACCACCGGCAGTCTTAGCAAACAAACCACGCGTGCATTTAACAAAGGGCATGTTGTGCAATTCACTGCAAGTTCCACTAGAGAACCACATAACGGCAGTTTTATTCTTCACTGGGTTGTGGACGTATAGCGCAGTAGTCCGAGGATCAAACGCCATTGAAATGCGATGAAGATCCTCTGACCAATCAATAGACAACAGCCAGTCAACTGCACCAACTTCATCTAACCGACCGTCCGCATACACCACTCGCAGACCCTGGTGGGTCACGTAGTAAACCATCGGCCCAACATTGGCAAGCGCATACGGACTCGTAATGCCGTACCCATTGTGCGCGCCCATGACGCGAACAAACGCGCCTTCGCGCATGATGAAGTACACCTGATTGCCCGAAAACCCAAGAAGGATCTGGCCGCACTGCTGAAAAGCAATTGGACTGTCACCGTAAATATCCGGTGTCCACCTACCCTTTGGCGCAAAGAGTTCATACGAACCATCTGAAGCACTTGAATACCGGATCTCTCCAACCGACTTCATCTGATCTTCCTTATCAGATACCTGTCCAGCTGTGTTGGAAACAAACAACTGACTCTGATACGCCGCAGATGCCCCACCATAAGGAACCGCACTCAAGAAAGATGGACGGTCTTGGAAGGTGTCTTGCATCACCAACTGACGGTCGTCCTTCTGAACCGCATATGCCCACTTAATTACAGTTCCTGCAAGATTTGCGGGAGGCGACCAATCCGAAGCTGGTGGAGAAGTTGGAGTAATTGCTAATTCAGATGCAAGGAATGTTGCTTCAAGCTGCAAGATGCCAGCAGTAAACACACCGGCTGCATTTGTGTTGCGAACACTGCGCCAGATCTTTACGGTGTCGTACTTGGTTGAATCAAGAATTCCAACAACAGTAAACTTGCGTGTTGGAATTGCAGTTGTAGAAGCAAACGTAACCGGAACTGTGTCGCTTAACTGCGACCGACGGCCGCTCAAAGAGTCTTCAAACTGCACTGCAAACGAGTAGTCACCAGCCTTCTGACTAGCAGCTGAAGTCCAATTTGTTGTGTTGTCATTCCAGCCACCGCTGTGAAACGATGATTCTGAATACACAATAAAAGAACCAACAACATATGGACTTGCAGCAGGATTTGGAAGGAGCGTAACACTTGGTGTGTACGCAGCAGCAACAATAGTTGAAACCCACGATCCAATTGGTTTAACACCTGGACCAGCGTTTACCGATACAACACTACCGGTAGGAAACGTCACCGCGCGGGGATTTAAACCGCGGATACAAACGTACACCACACGCGGTGTAGGTGTCACGCTGATAGCGTAATCCGTAAACGTAACACCAAGCTTTGCTGCATCACCGGAGTCGCCATCTACAAGAACTTTGTTGAAATAACTACCGCCACCATCAGTCCTGTACCCCTCCATAAGCAAATCGCGTGTAGTTGTTTTTGGACGCTGTGCTAGATAAACCACTCCGTAACAGTAATGGTCTGATCCAATACGAGCACTAAATGTCCAGAAGTCCAAAACCTCTGCTCGAAAAGTATCCGCTTTGTATGGATTTTCTTCGCCAATAAAATCTGCATTGTCAAAAATGTCGTAACGGAAGACCCACGCTTCTTTGAAACCAGGGTGCGGAACTATTGCGCCTTGGTTTGTGCCGTCAACACCTACTAGTTCCCAAATAGGACTAGTGGTAGCGCCACCCTTCCAGACATCTTTGCTCTGGGAGGCTTTGTTCAGCGGGAGTGGCCAAGTGATTTCCTGCATTGGCTACATCTTACGGTACAACCGTCCATTTCCCCTTCGGACAAGTAGCAGCTGGCATGTTTCCTTTAATTGTCAGTTCTGCCCTTGGATTCTCCCCGCAGCCACATGCTTTGCAGAACCCCACCAGGGGAGCATCGCGAGAATCCAAAAACTCACACGCCCGACAGGTAGCCAGCCGAGCCTCGTATTGACCCTCTGCCATCTCTTGGGTGAACTTGCTGACTTCAGCCCGAACCCATGAAGCCGCCTTTTCAAACACCTTAGCGGGTGGGGCTTTTACACGCTCAACCCGTAAGGAGCACGTACCGCATCCAGATACGTCTAGACCCTTGTGGCAAAACGGCCGGTCAACATCCAGCGACCACGACTGACAGTCAACGCTCTCAATAATCTTGCCGTTAATACTGATTCTCATGAGATAGTCGGCGGTGGACAACATGGCTGGTTATTGCCAATTGGATTGTCAACCATAGTAAAAGTAGAACCACTAAATGAAACACCATACTCAATAAAAGGTCCAGACAAAGTTGCAGCATTGTTTGATTGGTAAATCCCAGAAGTGCTTCCGGTTTGAATTCCAAAACAATCTATAGAACCATCACCACCTCCGCAACTGCATCCACTATCAGAGAAGTTACGAATAAAACTTGTTGAGGTTAAACCGGATGTCATTACATATGTCAACCAAGGAGCCGCGTACCACGTAGCGGTTTTGCCACTATTGGAGTAATACGGACCATCCCATAAATAAGGGTTTCCTCCTTGTCCGCTAATATTAATGCACGCAGTTCCAACACAAGATTGCAGAATACAAGCAGAGCCAATCCATGCATTTGTTCCTGTTGCAACAAATGTAGTTGATCCAACTTGTGATGCTTGACCAAGCGCGCTATTGATTGCCGTAGCAAGCGTTGATGCTCTGCACCCAGGATACAGATTTCGAAATACGCAACTATCAATTCCAAGGGTATCTGAGTTTGGGCCTAAATCAATCCACCCCGTTCCGTCACCAATTGGATATACGCAGCTTCTTGTGATAGTAAGCGCTTCTACGTATGTTCTATATTCTGTTGCAACCGGTTGAACATAACAATTAAAATCATCATTTACATTACATGCTGGACTATCGCAATTATTTGCTGGAACATTGGGACAAAAGTTAGAACCTATTTGATGATTTTGCTTTCTTCCAACTCCAAATGGATATCCACTAGGAATGTATCCGCCGCAATTAGTACAACTTGGAGTAAGCAAACTGCATGGAACTGTTTGTGAATACCATTGATCTGCAAACTGACCAAGGCTCCACGCTGAAACAATTGTTCCAATTTTTTTTACACATGGATCAACGCATATTGGACTACACGAACCATTAGTTGTAAATGTTTCTCTGCGGCAATATGCATCTGGCCACTGATACGTCAGTGTTAAATTGGTTCCGCAAGCAAAGCCGCCAGTCCATACATCTGGACCAACAAGATAAGCATCGTCTTTAATTTCAGTACAAATTACGTCGCACCCACCATCTTCGGGTTGGTCAAAAACACCGTAAAGACTTCCAATGTTGCGGTTTGACGTTGGTGTTGGATTGCAGCTTGCAACATAAGTGGGGTCATTAACCACAAACAAGCAACCACCAAGAATCATGATGTAACACTTTTCAGGATCTAACGCATCTGGAAGACCAATTGACTGGCGATACGAATCACAAAACGTGATTTCTGGAATGCAAATTGCACCGGTACCAGAGCATGTAACAATACAAGAATTAGAACAAAGAGATGCCGTCCACTGTTTAACCTTGGGCGTGCAACAACACTGCCTTCGGATAACAGCACTCATCATGGGCAAGCACCATCAATGACGTTAGGTGCAGAGAAGAAATACTTAGTACCCCATTTCCACACCTCAACCATTAGATTGTTTGGCACTGGATACATCTTGTAATCGCCTTGATTAGTCAGCACAATTGGAGCCGCCGTACCAGTAGCCGCCAATCCATACGCTACAGACGATGTATTTGCAGTCTCTAAAAGGTTGTAGGCAACAAGCGTAGTTGATCCGCTTCCAAAGAACGGCCACGTTGAACCAACAGATGTTTGCTCAAGGACGTTGTATTCCCAGTGTCCGGGACTAACAAACGTAGAACTTGTGATCTTATAGATCCCGTGTAGCTGCCTTGCATACGCAGTTACGCGACCAAAGCCATCAACCGTAATACCAGACACGGCACCAAGATCAGTTGGTGGGGTCACTGTAATTGCTTTTAATTGCAGCGAGGTTCCACCTGAAAGCGCAAACGAATCAGTGCTGTCGTAATTCAGGCTTACAACCTGATTGTTTGACATGCTTCCGCCTGGACTAACTGCTACTGGAACAGTTGCGCTTAGGTTTCCGCTAGAAGCACCAGTTGAGTATGTAACTTCAACAACTCCATTGCCGGCATCAGTTACTTCGCCGTCTGGAAAGTTAAAGAAGATTTGACTGACTGGATCAACAATGACTTCGTTGCTGCTGATGTCATAAAACTTGCATGAGATTGGATCCGAACCGCCACCGTTGGTTCCGTTAGTTCCATTAGTGCCATTAAATACCTCCGTGTTACCACCGTTTCCGCCACCAATAAAGATATTGGTTGGATTGAACCCACCAACTGGTGGTCCTGGAACCCAGGGAATTAAGAAGCTAGTTGATGGAACAGTTGGGTATGCAATGTTAAACGAGGTAGGACTAGAACCACCCGACGACCAACCTACCTGGGTACCACCAAACAAATTACGAAGCAGCCATTGATTTGGCGTGTTTGGGTAGTTGCCTTCGTTATCCGTGATGTCTTTATCTTGCCCAGGAATAGGCATCAGATGTTTCTCCAGTCGTTCAACTTGTTGTCCGCGGTGCTGCGCTCAAAATACTTCGGCACGCGCATCTGCTGGCTACTGAAGTGATCCATGCACGTCTTCATTGCGTCCTTGTACTGCAACTGAAGTAATTGGAACTGCGACATTGGAATCTTCTTGTACGTCCCAAGCTTCATAGCCCCACCAACAGCTACGGCTTCATAGAGGGATTCAAGGCCAAACGGCGCGTACTCAACCGTTACCGTGCCAGCAGACGCATAGGTAAACGGGAGGCGAACCGTTGTCTTCCAAGACGTATTGTCCTTGGTCCACGCAGAAACAATGCGTTCTTCAATAATGCCGGTTGTAGTCAAGATACGAACCGTGCTACCAAGGTAGGCATTGTCGCGACGATCAATGACACCAACAGTTGGCGTTGTTGACAAGGGAATTGTGATAATTCCTTTGTCTGTAGCACACGTCAAACCGCTAACACTTCCAGCAGTTGTACTAATTGCATCACCACCAGAAGTTGCTGACAGCGTAAATGTTGTAGTTCCGTTGGTTGCAATAACGTAATACTTTGTACCGGTTGTGTATCCAGTAATGATGCCAGTTCCGCCATTTGTACCAGTGATAGTAATGTCTTGACCAACTACAATTGTTGTTGCGGTGGTGCAGGTAAATGCGCCGCTACTTCCAATAGTTGCTAGTACTGGTGGGCCAACAAGAGTTGCCGGCGTAATGAATGGCATGATCTCGCCATTGTGCATAAACTGCAATTCAATGTCATCGTAGTCCTGGTCAGGTGTTGGATTGAAGACAATCATGTTGCCTTCTACCTTCCAGTTTGGACCACGGTAGTGATACTCGGTGCGCGGCATTGCCTCGCGACTAACGTACTTGTCATCGTTGCGGATAGCCATACGCCACACCTCGCCCACACACGGTGGGAGGGCGTAGTACTGTGTTCCCTGTGTAAGAGGGAATGGAATCCACACGCTAATTGGATTCGTTAGAGAGTTATTGATGCGCGATGACACCGATGCAAACATCGGGCTAATGACATGCTTTACGAGGAAGTTGTCGTCGTACTTGGCATCAATAGATGGATCATCAAGATACGCACGGGTGCGATCTAGGACTGTTTGGATAAATCCACCTGTTGCGTCCATTAGTGTCTACCTGCCATTTGGCGAAGAGTTTCACAGGTCCGTGCATAAGATGGGCCACCTTTAGCAGCACCAATCCAAGGCGTTTTGCCAGTAGCAATGTTACGAGCCTCAACATCATTGCCCTGCTTGTGAAGCATCTTAATTGCTTCCTTCTTTTGCAGCTCGTTTTCTTCATACTCATACTTGCGCTGGCTCACACCCAAACGCATCTTGTCTTTCATAGCACGCACCGTATCGTCAACCGGCGAACACCGCGCACGCAACTCCGATGCCGACATCCAACCACCCCGATCTGGTGGGGTATCAAAGCACTCCAATTCCAAGCACACGTCCGGTTTGAACAGCCATTTGGCAAACACGTAGTTGCCCGTGCGCTTGTGGTGGTACATAAACAACTCGGGAATACCGGTCACGCGGCGCGCAAAGCGGATCCAATCGCCATCAGGCATGATCTCATGATCTTCATACATGGCAAGGCCAGCACACGCAGCCTCGTACTTAGCATCAAATGTGATCTCAATATCCATTACTTCTTGGCCATCTTCTTAAAAGTCTTTGCTAGGTTGTAACGCTTGCTATCCATTGGGCAAGTTGGACTACCAAACTTGTCGCCGGTGCAAACACCTTTAGTACCACGAGCTTTAATACTCTTGTTTACTTTGCCAATCCAATTAAGTGGGTTCTTTGCCATCTTACTTCCAACCCTTTTTCATCTTGGCGTATTGCTTAGGGTCAACAGTGGACTTGGACTTTGGTCGCGAAGTTCCCGCTGCCTTGCGCTTGTTGATATTGCCAACAAGTGAGTTAATTGGGTTCTTAGGCATTAGCAGTTCCACGCCCGAAGGCTTTTGTTGATGCGTGAATTTGGATCTCTAGCCGTCTTTGCGCTTGTCAACTTTTTCTTCATGCCGCTCATGCGCGCACAGAACGACTTCTTGCGCGAGCCGCCCTCAGGCTGCG